GATGATTGGATATGAATATTTAGATCACCTCTCCAGGCTCTAGTTAAATGATACATGAGTTCAATATTATTTGCTATTACTAATGATTTAGTACTACCACCTTGATATGGACAAATAGGTCCAGAAAAAAGTAGAGCACCTGAATTCTGTGTTGTATTAACTGTAAAAGTGCCTATATATTGGGGTTTTGAAATTATATGAGACATCGCCATTTCATCTACATTTGTTTGAAAAGCCGGTTCCTGAACTATTCTATCTACACAAGAATAGGGGTCCAGTTTTTCAATACAAGTAGCTGAATCGACGTTGTTTAAATAGTTTCTATTGGTCATGATCATACGAGTGTCTAATGACGCTACATTAGGATTATGTAATCCTGTGTATCGCCTTACGACGCCTCTTAGTGAATCAAGGCCATCAGAAACTAAATTCTTAGTAATTCCAAAAGTGCTATCTATTAAACGCGTTCCAGCTTTAGCTAAAAAGGATTGACCCTCTTTGGCTGTAGGAACGGTGGCAGTCCAAGAAGCTAGGGCAGGAGTTGGTACTTTTAGCTCTAAGCTCTTAAAGACTGCTTCTACTACAAAAGTTAATGAAGTTGATGATGAATCTGGGGCTTGGAGGGGATTTAAAACCATAACCATGAGGGTTGCAAAATTTGAATTTCTATTACAAAAGTCGGGTGTTTGAATTACACTGGATGGCGCTACGTCTAAAACGGCATAATCTGTGTTACAATAAAATGGTACTTCAAGACACACTGAAGATGCTTCATTCGCTGCTAGGAAGGCATGAGGGCCTGATAACATTGAATTAATTATTCTTCCATTGTCTATCTGAATAGCATTGTCTCCGGAAGGAGGCATTACTGCAACTAAGAGCATACCAGAATGAGTCAGAGTGCCAGTCAATGTAATATTTAAACACATCTTACACCTATATAATCTAGCTAAACGAGTTACTGAAGTTAAACTACCATTTGAGATGAAAACATCTCTAGGAAGAGCTGAAATAAATCCGGCATTGTTGCTATTAACATTAATTTTTCCGAATCGAAGATCTGTTGTAGTCCATGTTCCTCTACCCACTAAAAATGGTCTATTAACCCACGGAGAAATATCCATGGAATATTGATCACTAATACTAAGTTTAGGCGTTGGAAACAATGGAAAATAGTCTCTAGACCCTACCGTCATGCGAGTTTGCATGGTGGCAACGTCTGTAGTAACTTTCGAATCTAATGTGTCTGCTCTTCCAAAATTTTCTCTAATTATTGAATCTTCTATTAAATTATCTGTGTTTTGTTTAAAAATATTGGTAATGATGATTAATACTTATCTTTTATCATTATAAAGAAGTATGTTTGTTATATTTAAAGTTTAGAAAAATATTTTCGCTGTGCTATAACGACACATTATACGTATTCATTAATCAAACTACTAATTTAAGATTATATAAATAAAATTAAAAAGTTAAAAAAAATAATTTTTGCTATTATCACTTATATACATTCTATAAGCTGTATCTGGTTCTTCCAAGTATAAATGTTTAATATAATCTTTGGTAAGTAAAGGAAATGCAATTCCTCTACTATGACATTCACTTTTCAAACGTTCTACGTATTTTTCCCCATCAGGGTGTAAATACATTTCTCTCTGAAAAGATCGCAGTTTACCATCCATTACATCGTCCATATCCTTTGAAGAATCAAACCATTGTATACTATTAAGTAATGTTTCCTTATCTAAGGGACCCATTACCTTTCCTAAAGTAGGGTGATATGCAAAAGTTCTTTTAAGAAAAGAAACTTCCGTTATATCCCTTGAAATTGAATCTATTTTCCCTTTTGTTCCTGTTGTTGCTGTCATTCCTATACTATCAAAAAAGTTTCCTAAAGTGATGGCGTTAAAATACTTCTGTAAGCTACGTGGTGCTCCACATAACTTATCATCTCCACATACTCGATCTAAAAGTGTGAAAAAGTCTGAAATATTAGGATTAACTCCATCTTCCAAACACTCTCTACAAAAACTACAAGCTGAATATCCTCTGTTATAAAAACTATTTAAAAGACCTGTTAACCAAATTCCTGAAGGTAATGAATGAGTTGTTGACATTAACTTATTTCGCACTAAAAGCCATGACCTAACTATTATCTCTAAGAGAAACGCTGCCATTTCCGGATGAGTTCCTTTATACTTTCGTAAAAGGATCTCATTACACTTATCCTGCATTTGAGCGGATTGTTTACCGTCAAAAGTTTTGATATCAATATCAAAAACTATCGACATTTTCGACAATTCACTATAATACTTAGACCATTCCGTATAGGGGTTTGTACCAAGACTAACTTGGTTAAAATCACTATCTGAAAGGATCTGTTGGAATAAATCTCCGAAAATCTTCTTTTGCCATAAAATAATTGGTAACCTACAAACCCTAAATGACCTTGGTCTATCTACTTTCTCTTCAAGACGAAGCTCGTCTTTTAGAGTTCATAGAATAATACATCTGTCATCTCGAATTCTTTAGCTATAACTTTTCGCTCAAGATCTTTCATCATTTCTCTCATATTCTCTCTTATTTCTCCTTTTTCAAAATTAATATAATATTCTTTGTCTTTCTCTAATCCAAAACCATTTACTGATTTTTTATTTAGAGGAGCCAAAATACTGTTTCCTAAAATAATTTCCTTATCTGTAATATCACTAAATTCTGGTATCATAACATCAAACATCTTCCCTGCAAAGTCCATCTCCTCAGACGGAATAACTGGAATTTTTAAAAACGACTTTTCAGCCATCTTCTCAACTGTTTTAACTCCCTTAACCGATAGGTTAGCAGGAAATTTAGTAGTTGGAAAAATCCCATGTAGCGGAGAAGCCACTATTGAGGTCTTAAGCGGCACATTCTGATACAGACTCGTTTCATACTTATTTCCACTAAACTCTTCATCTAAGGTCTTCATTGTTTCTACATCTACTAATAAATTATCTCCACTTAAAATCGCGTGAATTTTTTGTCTTAAAGCTAAATTATAAACTATGGCATTACCATAGTCCCTATCACCTGCTACGTGCATTCCTATAATTCCTTCAATCGGGTCAACCAAAAGAGATCCACTGAGTCCTGGGGCTGTGAAGCCTTCATACTCAATGAATTCTCCTGGTTCTACAACATGGTTTCTATACGTTATATAAGTCAGCATACTCTTTTCAAGGTTAAAATTCCTGGTAGCCTTAAAAGACCCTCCAGGTGTTACTATCGCCGGTGATTTACTAACTACTGTTTTATTAACTGTCCTAAAATAATCTTTACAATTCTTAAACGGAGACAACATATAGGTGGGGAGCCTTGCAATAACAAGATCAGCCTTAAGATTCTCATACACAACTTCAAAAGGAACATTATTTAACACAACACTGTTGCACTTATAATGGTCCCAATCTTTGTATGCGTTGAGAATTCCTTTAAGCTTACCTTGAAACGCATGCTGAGGTCCTATTACAAAATGTCCTGAAATCAATACCTGACATATTTGTCCTGTCATCACATCTTTCTCTATGTGAAGAATTTCTGCTACTAACATCCTATTTTTAACTGAATCTATCAATGTTCCTAAATTTTCAAGAGATTGACCAGACACACTTTTCCATGTACTAACTACATCATCGCCAGCTATATTATCTTCTTCTGCTTCACAGCTATCTACTAGTCCGAAGTACCAGTGAGATAGCTCAGCTAAGAGATAATTAATGGTGACTCCTGTTGCTATTACACTTAATACATATGCCCAATTAACACTTTCTTGAGGGGGTCTACTATTACTAAAAATATCTACTTCTGGTGTTTGAAAATATAAAAATGCTCTATCTATGACATAAAGCATACCTGTCAAAATCGACCATCTAAAATAATTGATCACTATACTAATATAAGCCTTTGCACAGCAACCAATTATTTTTGAAAAAATTCCTTGTCCTTGAGGTCCTTCTCCTTGGGGTTCTGAAAATTCTAAATTTTCGAACTCCGTCTCAAAATTTCCTATATCAAATGAATCCTGATCCGTCAACTGATTCTCACTATAATTTGATTCATAATGCACAACCAATTTCTTAATTATGACATTCATCCATGCTATTAACCTATTCTTATCTACTACATCCATACTACTTGGTATATTACTATCGAATGGAAATCTATCTATATAAGCATTAGTATATGGACAAAATCGTTTATACACTACTCTTCCTACCATTTTCCCATTCACAATGGAAACTCCGTCAAAATTAAATACATGACATCTTCGCCATAAGGCTCTTATATCAGATATACAATCAGATTTAGTTAATCCATTTAGTTGAGAAAAACTATTAGTAGTGCACATAACTAATTCGCTATTAAAAAATTTTGTATCTTTCAATTCTACGGCTGCACAATCCAAAGGCAACTTCACAGTTGAGACCATATTAATAATGGTTCTCCACTGTGAAATTCCCTGCTGTCCTACATCATCCATCAAAAAAATCTCTTCATTATTATAAGTATCATAAAAGTCTTTACCATCTGTAGTTGCTTTAATTACATGGGTATAGACTGACTTACCCATACGTTCTGTGAGATTTGCCATAATAAATGACTTCCTAGTTCCTGGTGGTCCTTCTAATACTATTGCTACAGGCTCTTTTCTACTACATTTTTCATACGAGTCTAAACTCTTTACTAATCTACAAAAATCTTTATATTTAGCCATCGATGTTGGTGATGACTTTATATAATTTTGAATTTCCTCACAATTTTTCAATTTGCTATCTAAATCCCTAACACTCAATCTCCATTCCTCTTCTAACATAATTGATCTACTTTTTGAGAACTGAACGAGTTTATCGCACATTTCCCTTAGAAGCGATGATCGCTCTGAGAAGGAGGATAGAGAAACTATAAAGTTTTTCACACAATCCGGGACGCACGGTATCTGGTTAAGACACCATGCAAAAAATTCTATTATTCCTGTTATACAATCTAAAACTGAACTTGGAGTATCTAAAATCTTCTTACCTGTAAATAAATTCATACGCTTTATAATCTCAATTAGAGGACTAGGCAAAAACATGGAAATGGCTGCTAAAGTGAAAGCTTCGGCAGTTGATTGTCCCATAACGAGTGCTTTGCCTCTAATATATAAACTATAAAAACGTAATAAATGTCCTAATAAATAAGAAGGGGTCCAATTAGAATATGTTGGAGATATTGCCTGCATTAAAAGAGAACTAATATCTAATAACATTGGCAACAAATGCGAAGACGTAGTTATTGTCTTCACTTTTTCTATTAAACTAAAAATCTTAGGTACTATTGATGCAATGGATGAAAATAAACCTTGTCCTTTCTTAAGATGAATTTTGTTTAGAAACTTCTTAAGACAGTCACAACTTATCTTCCGTTGATTGTTAAAAATTCCTACCTTTCCTATCCTAACATTAATAAACTTCTCGGTTTTCGCTTCCCAGTGCTCTTTATATAATTTTTTAATTTTATACAAACAGCCTCGGTCACTATCAAAAAAGAATAATCCTAGTTGTCCATTTGTTAAATCTTTAAATACAATTTGATCAAAGTCAATTGTATTACTGGTCATATTTCCACTTTCTTTGTACGGTTTTTGTTGGTTTACTTTTCCCCTTGACATTGTTACACATTGACCCAGTACTTTTATCAAACGAAAATCAATCAAATCATACAGGCCTATAGGATACATGTTACACTTTCAACTATATCTGTTACGCTATAAATATTTTAATCTACCGTATAAATTAAAATATATTATGCTTCAGGTATATAGCCACTCATTTGCCGTCCTATAGCCGATGGTACTCATTAAAATCAAATCTTAAAAAGAATTACCTGGGGGTGTCGCTTGTTATTTTCCCTATGAAAAAACTACGACGGTATTACTACCAAAAAAGAACAATAAATTATCATCAAAATACAAAATCATAATCCAATGATGAGGAGCCACACTATGCGGTCGGGAAACACATAGCATTTTCCTCTTAGATATTCATATGATATATAAAAATTTGATAAAATATTGGAGCATTTCACAAAATGTCGAAAAGCATTATAATTCAAAGGTCGAAAATCGATATCCGGTTGTGAATCTAATCCTAACATTATATAAACTACTACTAATGGGTAATATTCCACAATATTATCCAAAACTAAAATAAATTGGTTTTATTTTAAAATTTCATAAAATCTCTCCATACAACGCTTTATATGCGTGGC